ACAGAGCGTGATGCTTGAGCAAACCAGAGGTTTGAAAGGCAAATGGGAAAGAACAGGACTACTTGAAGGAGTAGGTTCTGAAACTACAAAGCATGGTATGGCAGTAATGTTAGAAAACCAAGCAAAGCAATTATTGGATGAGGCAACTCGTACAGGTACATCTAACGGTTCGGAAGAGTGGGCTGGTGTAGCTCTACCTTTGGTAAGAAGAATCTTCGGTTCTATTGCAGCGAAAGAATTCGTTTCAGTTCAACCAATGAACTTACCTTCAGGTCTTATCTTCTACATGGATTTCAAATATGGTACTAACCCAGCAGGTAATCCAAACTTTACAGGTTCTTCATTATTCGGTAATGGTGGTACTTTTGGTAAAGATTCATTATCCCCAGCTGGTAACAAATTAGGTTCAACTCAAGCAGCTGAAGGTGGTTTGTATGGTGCAGGACGTTTTGGATACACAATCAACAATGCTACTGCAGAAATCACTTCAACATTCGCTTCAGCATCTTTAGCTGATATCGATTTTGATTTAACTTCGGGTTCAGTTTCTGCATCATTTGCAGGTAACACATTGAAGAAAATCATAGTTCCATTACCATCTGACGCAGATTTCAATGGTGTTAGAGCGTTCGAACCAACATTCTTAACTGGTTCAGCAGTAAATGGAATTTTCCCTCAATACACTACTAAAAACGGTTCAAATGTTGAATTCGTTGCAACTGTAACTGGTTTATCAAACTTGGCTACTGTTGGTGTATCGTTGGCATACCACAAACAACCTACTGATATCTCTCGTGGAGATTTCGAAGATAGAGGAACAGATTTGGCAATTCCAGAAATTGAATTGGAATTGAAATCAGAACCTATCGTTGCAAAGACTCGTAAGTTAAAAGCAATTTGGACTCCTGAATTGGCGCAAGATTTGAACGCATATCACTCTGTAGATGCAGAAGCTGAATTAACTCAAATGTTATCTGAATATATCTCTTTGGAGATTGATTTGGAAATCCTTGAAATGTTGCAGCAGAACGCATTCACAACTGAATACTGGTCATCTAAAGTAGGATATGAGTGGAATGGTGCTGGTTTCTCAATTGATTCTTCTGCGGCAGCAGCTTCTGCATACCAAAAGAACACTTGGTTCCAAACTTTGGGTATCAAATTACAAAAAGTATCTAACAAAATTCACCAATTGACTATGAGAGGTGGAGCAAACTTCGTTGTTGTTTCTCCAAACGTAGCTACAATTTTGGAATCTATGAACGGATTCTCTGCTAACCCAGGTAAAGATGCGTTAACTTTCGCAGCAGGTGTAACTAACATCGGACAAATCTCTAACAGATACGATGTTTACAAAAACCCTTACATGACTGAAAACGTAATCTTGTTAGGTTTCAAAGGTTCTAACTTCTTCGAGACTGGAGCAGTTTACGCACCGTATGTACCATTGATTATGACTCCTTTAGTGTACGACCCAACCAACTTTACTCCACGTAGAGGTGTTATGACTCGTTACGCAAAGAAAATCGTAAGACCAGAATTCTATGGTAAAATTTTAGTTGACGGTTTAGATACTCTTTAATATTTAGAGTTTTTAAATTAAATTAGAGGGAGCAGTAATGTTCCCTCTTTTTTTATTTTATATATTCATATTTATAGTAGTAAAACTATAATTAAGAATTATGTCTATAAACACATATTGGTCGGGTTCAACGGCATCCGCATTTTTATCGGCATCAGCATCCGCAGAAGCAACTCCGTTTGGATTATATGATTCGGATGCAGAATTTAGAACTGATGCACCAAAAACAGCCGTTTGGGTTGCAAAGAGATTGGGGTATCCGATTGTAAATATTGAATTAGATAACCAACAAATTTGGGCCTGTTTTGAAGAATCCGTTTCGGAATATTCTGCACAAATAAATCAATTCAATCTTCGCAATAATCTTGATATCCTAAAAGGACAGCCAAAAGGTAAGGTTTCAAATTATTCACAAACACTTGTTGAGGGTTCATATTTACCAACAACAGTTCGTATGTCCCAACAATATGGTACATTAGCAGGAGTAGGTGGTTCAACTTCAATTAAAAAAGCATATATCAATTTAACTGCTGGACAACAGAAATACAACATAATGAGTTCATCTGTTGATGTGGAAACATCTGCATCGTTTTCTACACTATTTACAGGAAGTTCAACGGTGGATGTAACTAGAGTGTATCACGAAGCAACTCCTGCTATTGCACGATTCTTTGACCCGTATTCGGTAGGAGCACAAGGTACTTTAAACTTAATATCAGAATTGGGATTTGGAAACTTTTCACCTGCTGCACAATTCTTAATGATGCCTATTTACGAAGATGTGTTAAGAATGCAACAAATTGAATTAAATGACCATATTCGTAAATCGGCTCACACATTTAATATAGTAGATAATAAATTAGAAATATTTCCTGTACCTACCGATGGAACTGTTAGTAGAGTTTATTTTGAATACATAAGTAGAGATGAATTTGAACATGATTCTCAAACTGTTCAAGCAGATTCACTTTCGGATTATTCAGATATTCCGTATGATTTTATTCAATACTCAAATATAAACGATGTTGGTAAACAATGGATTAGAAAATATACATTAGCACTTTCAAAAGAATTATTAGGAGCAATTAGAGAAAAATATTCTTCAGTTCCAATTCCAGATGGTGAAGTTAACTTGGATGGAGCGGCATTGAGAGCTGAAGCACAGGTGGAGAAAGATATGTTGATAACTCAATTAAGAGAAAATTTGGAAGAATTGAGTAGAAAAAATGTGATGGAAAATAAAGCACACGAATCAACTCATCAGCAAGAAATGTTGAGAAAAGTTCCACTTAAAATATATGTAGGATAATATGCCAAAGTTTTTATTAGGTAGAGATATTGATTTTTTCAAAAGTATAGCCAGAGAATTGGTTGATACTGTTATAGAAAATACTGTCGTTTTATACAAAATAAATTTAAATGAAACAAAGGTAAATATCTATGGTGAATCATTAAATAAAACTTGGCATACAGGCGTAGAACTATACGCATTAATTGATAAAGAACCTGAATCGGCTCTATACGAAGGATTTGGTCCAGATACAAATCAAGATATAACATTTAAATTTGATAGAGGATTATTAGAAGAACGAAATATACATCCTGAAATAGGTGATGTTGTTTATTTTGATAATCAGTATTATGAAATAGGTAATATGAATGAAGTACAATTTATTGGTGGTTTACCTGCTAATACTTATAGTATAGTATGTTTTGCATTTTTAGTAAGTAAATCTAATCTTAATATTGAAAAGAGAATAACATAAAAATATGTCTACAAATCCATTAAGAAAACAGGAGAGAATTCTTCAAACTAAAAAGGAAAAAGGAGAATTAAGACAATCGGTATCTTTATTTGATATTGATTATGCTATGATGTCTTATTTGGAAGATACGGTATTACCTACATTAGATGATAATGGCAAATCTTTAAAAATACCTGTCATATATGGAAACTCCGAACGATGGAATGGAGCAAGAAGACAGGGAGTTTACAGAGATGCAAATGGTAAACTTCAATTACCGATTATGATGATTCGTAGAACATCTATTGCTAAAGATGATGCAATGCCAATGCAAAATCGGCATGTAACTTATCAAGGTATTACAAAATATTCAAAAGATAATAGATACGATAGGTTTACACTATTGGGAAATAATTCTCAACCAAAATACGAAATATATAAAATTCAGATGCCAGAATATGTAGAATTAAGCTATGAGTGCATGGTTTGGACTTCTTACATAGAACATTTAAATTCAGTAATAGAACAATTACAATACACTGGTACATATTGGGGTGATAAAAATGGATTTCAATTTAGAACAAGTTTAGGAGATTTTAATGTAATAAACGAAGTTGGGGATGGTACTGAAAGAGTTAACAGAATTGAATTTAGTTTATCCGTTAAAGCTCATTTACTTCCTGAAAAATTCGATGGAGAAGATACAACTAAAAAATCATTTTCTACGAAAAGAGTAGTGGTATCAACTGAAACGGATGTAACAAGTGGAACTGGTAGGTTAGAAGGTATATTAACTACACCATCACCATATTATGATAATAAAGATTTGATTGATTTTCTTTCTTTAAATAATAGTAAAATACAAAATCCAATAGTATCTAATACCATTACATTTGGTGGGATAAAATTAATAAAAACTCCACCTACGTTAATATCAGTGGTTACTTCAGGTATAGTACTTGGTGATAGTACATACGATATTAAAGTTTATATAAATGGTACACGCTATTATCATAATACACACTTTTCTATCGGTATAACATCATCATCTTTAACTATTAATTTTATTCAAGCAAATTTAGGATTTGCAGTTGATAGTGCAGATGAAATTTCTATAACAGGTAAATTTATAAATGTGTAATGAAGAGAAGTCTTTTAGATATAACACAAAAAATCAGTAGAAAACCTGCTAAAGCAGTTTTAACTCCAAAGGATTTAACAAATTCTATTTATTGGATTTATGAAGCTACAGGTTGGCGATTTGTGAGTATATTACGAGAAATTGAATATAGAACTACACAAGATAGGTTACAAGTTTATATCAATACACAAAGTATAAGTGCAAGAGATTATGAAGTTGAAGAAGGTAGTAGTGGGCTATTAATAAAATTTATAAAATCTAATTTTGAATATCAATTGGATAGCATCGACTACATAGAAATGAAAGGAGATATAGAACGATATGCTTAATAGATTTAATTCAAATGCGAAAAAATTAAATAGGATTATACCAAAAATAAATCCTAATAATTTAAATGATGAGTTATACATCACAGGTAGCTTATTAAATATAGAATTACCATCATCAGCTTCTTATCAATCACATATTCGTTCAAATCCAAATTCAACTAAATTAGTAAATAATAAAAATAAAATATCAGAATTTCATAATGAAATTTTACAGTTTAGTGGAAGAATCGTATCAAGAATAATAGATGCTTTTGATAATACTGGGTTTGGAACTCTTACAATTTATAACGTAGCATTGGATTATGGAACGGAAGGAGCATCTGCTGATAATTTTGAAATATTAGTTTATGGATTACATATTCCAGGAAATTATACAATAAAAGAAATCGGAAACGATGTGGTAATTACATTAAATGATGAATATATAGATTTTGATAATGTAACAATTGATGATATTTATGTTATAGGTAAATTGGTAGATATTCCAATTGCAACTGAAGATGGTTTTATCATAACAACCGAAGATGGTTTAGATATAATAATATAATAAATGGCAAACGTAAGAAAAAGGATATTAGAATTAACGGCATTAGAAAGTGCATCATTAAATACAACAATAGTTGGTGTAGATGGTGGTATAACTTATAAAATAGAGTTGGATACCCTCGCAGATGCAGTTACTTCTAGAGTTAATATATTAGATAGAGACAGATTAGCATCTTTAGAAAGTGTAACATCTTCTTTTGAAATAAAAGGTAGAAGTGTAATAAGTTCATCTGCACAAATTACATCATTAGGATTTATTAGTTCTTCTACAACAATTCCAGCTGGAACTATATCTTCATCTGCACAAATTACATTATTTGGATTTGTTAGTAGTTCAATTGATATAACTTCTTTAAATTCATTCACATCTTCGCAATCATCATTAAATACTGCATTCACAAACGGAATTAGTGCAAGATTACAAACATCTTCTTTTAACGAATATACCGCATCACAATCAACATCATCATTAGTAAATAGATTAAACGCAATTGAAAGTGTAAGTGGTAGTTGGATTACTGAAAGTGAAACGGGTTCATTTTTGACATCATTAAGTGGAGCAATAAGTTCATCTACACAAATATCAGATTTAGGATTTGTAAC